CTTGTTTAAATTTACATTGTCTCTTCTTTTCCTATTTAGTCTTATAGACCCAGCCGATAACGAAGCGTTTAAGTTAGTGGCTGAATCTATTGCAATAAGGCACAAGGTCCAGATATTCCTTTTTGTTGGCTCGTCTATTGGGATTGTGTTTTATATTCTTAATAAAATTACTCAAAGAGACTTAGTAAAAGTACAGCTAGAGTTAGAGAAAGAAAAACTTAGGTCAGAAAGATTATTAAACGAATTGCGTGAGTTAGAGATAAAAGAAAAATCGACACCGAAATGATATCAGTGCCGATTATGTTTAAGGGTATTAACTAACCTGAAGCGTTTAGAACGATAATTGTTCAATATATTTTTTCACATCGGTTTCGATCTTTAGAGCTTCTATCTGAGATAACTCAACCCACTCTTGAACTGTTCTTAGGTCTGGTCTATTATCCACATACTCTTTTAGCCCATGGCCTCTATCTTCCCAAATTTTACCTTTCTTCTTTAGTCCTACATCGACAATGCTGTCCCTAGTAAGCTTTCTAACGGACAAAGGTATGTAATTATTTTGTGGCCTATACGATGCAAAGTAAATTGTTTCCAGCTTGTCATTGCAAGTGAAGTTGTGAATACACTGGTGAATGTAATCTTTAGGCACTCCAGTGTCAAGGCAATTCAGTACATGCTTCTTTCTCTGAGGGCACTTAATCTCGCATGAGATAGTTTCGCACTTAGTTAGACCGTCTGATGAAACTCCTAGTATTGGGATGTCAGATTGAATCCAAGCGATTTCCTCGAAGTACAGCCCTAGGTATTTACCGAGCTCGTATCTTGCTTGTGGCTCCAAGTCTATGCCATACATCATAGCTTGAGACGCATAATTATCTTCATCGTCCTCATTAAACTCCTCGACACGCTCAGAGAGTATGTCGAGGGTTAATGTTTCGGAGTCTATATAAAGACCTTTAGCTCTTGTTCCACCTATCTTGCCGTGCTTGATTCTAAACCAAGCTTCAGACCCTTGTTCGAAGTCACGATATATTTGCATCAGTATTGTTTAGTTTTTGTTTCATCTCTTCTTTTTTTGCAAGAACTGACACGTTTGCTTTTTCTGCTGGAGCTAAAGCTTGCCATATTTCGGCCAGAATTGCCACTGTGTCGGCTTTCTCTAATCGAGCAATACAATCTGCTTCATTGACTGGTTTCGGAGTCGTAGAAGCCATTAATTGAGAACTCTTTTTATTTACAATCCTGATAGCATCGTGGAACTCTCCGAACCATTTACCTCTTTGGGTTGTAAGCTGAATCTTTTTACCAACCATTTGTTCGATAAATTCTGTCTCAGTAGCCTTTATGAGGGTTTTCCGATTCGTAGCATTTAGGATAATTGGTTTCACTTCCATAAAGTGTACCGTTAATTCTAACTCCATTGCTCCTGATTTCTGATTAAATACCTCAGAGCGTTTTATCTCTTTAATTGTGACGATAATGTCTACCGTTTTTCCAGAAGCATCTTGTAAATCCCAACCACCGAGGTAGTTAGGATTTCTCAACTTGTTTATGTTTGTGAGTGTCTCAGCCATCTTAGTATCCGTTGTTTAGTTTGGCAAATTCTATTTCTTGGGCTAGTGTAGCAATTTGAGTCTCTTTTCCGTCAATTTGTTCTTTGTACTCTTTTGCTACGTCTTTTTTCTCAGCCTTTAACCTGTTCACTTCTACTACTAAGTGAGCCAATGTTTCTTCTTTCTCTTGTAAGTCCATGTTTGCTTTTTGTTTTAGTTTAAAATAAATTGAATTACATCTAATTGTTTTTTGTGCTTGTCGTAATTAAACTCAGCTTTAACCGCCTTTATTTGATTAGCCAATGCGATAGGAGCCCTTGACACACTCCTAAGTGTTTCTATTTTCTCGTCCACTTTAGATATCCGGTCTTGAAGTAAGCTCTCTTGGGTTTTCAAATAAACCTCTCTTGGTTCAGACTCTAGGTAAAAAATGACATCTCTAAGGAATCCAATTCTATCAAGTTTCTTTTTAATATCGCTACTTGCCTTTAGTAACTTTATCTCCCTAGTAGTCTCAGAAATTAAATATTGGGTATCTTTTACTGTTTTCATGATTCAATTTGAGTTAAAGCCCATTTTTTAAATCCATCAAATTTTTGTGCTATCTCTAGGAGCTTTCCGTTCCCATCACTAGTTAGGCCATTCGGAGATTTCGGAGTAGGGAATGAAGCGTTTATCCAATCCAAAAGTATTGCTTTGTCGCCAGCTTTGGAAAGAATTTCTAACCTTAATCTTTCTTTCTCAAGTTCGGCTTGCTTTTTGGCCTCTTCTGCGGCTTTCTCGTCACGTTCTTTCTTTAACTGAGCTTCTAGTGCCTCTTTCTCTTTTCGCTCCTTCTCAGCGGCTTCTTGAGCTTTCTTTCTTTCTTTAGCCATGGCTGCCTCCTGAACTTCACGTTCTTTCTTAGCCTCGGCTTCTTTCTTTTCGGCTTCTTCCCTTAACTTCTGGTTCTCAATACGAATTTGTTCTTGTTCTTTTTCGAACTCTACTTTTTGCATTTCTTTTGATTGCAAGAAATACTCGAAAGCTTCTTGAGTTAATATTCCAAAGTTAGCATCTTTGTCCTCCACAAATTGCCACATAGGTAGAAGCAACTGGAAACGCTCGTTGTGTAGGCTTTGAATCCTCTCACGCTCTAGCCTTTCTTGTTCGGCCTTCTTCTCTGCTGCAATCCTTGCCTCGAAAGTATTCTTCTTGGTCTGTAGGTATGCATCAAACACTTCTTGGTCCATACTAGACAAGTTTGGGAAATAGAAGTCTTCATGAACATAAGGAATAGCCAACTTTATTCTTTCTCTTTGTAGTTCTTCAAGCCTTTGCTTCTCCAGGTTCTCGGCGTGTTTCTCGATAGATTCTAAAGCACCCTCCATTCTGACATTCTCAGCAGTTTCTGAGCCATAGACTGCATCGATGAATTGGCCTAGTCTAAGAGGTACTTTTTTGTCAGCAACCCTTTGTGCTTCGAATCCTTTGGTACGGTTGTCTCGAATAAGTAATCGAGCCTTTTTGGCTTCCTTCGCTGTCTCTGGATCGTTAATATCCATTTGCATAACTTCTAAATACTTTTGAGAAAGGATGTCACGCTCTTTTTTAAGTGTAACTATTTTAGACGTGATGTTGCTAGCCATTGAGTCATCTATCTCAAAGTCCTTTGGGTTAATTAATACTAATTGTTCGCTCATGTTGTTTATTTATTTATATTGAAATTTATTTTCTATGTTTCTCTTTTCTAACTTAGCTAATTTGCGTTCCAAATACCATATAGCCTTTTTTAACTCTTGGGCTATATCGTCCTTCTTCCCGGCCCTTGCAATATACTTGACTGTATTACCTAAGTGAAAATCTAACCCCCACGCTTCTATTACCTTTATCACTTCGTATGGGTTGTCCTCACCTCCATAATGCTCTGGGTGGTTTACTGCTTCTTTACTCATTTTGTTATTTAATTTAATTATTATTTAATTCTCCAAGTTCTCCAGCCGTCAGCCCTCCTAAGCGTAGAGAATTTCATCCCATGGCTTTTGGAAAGATTAAATCCATGTATTCTCGTTCTGTTTTTATAGTACTCATCTTCGGTGTATATACTCTCTCCTACCTCAAGAGCTAATAACTTATGCCTACTACTAGCCTTATCGTAGGGCGAAATAACCCCTTTTTCGGTGATCCTATGTTTGTAGAACTCCTCCGCTATACTGTTTAGCATGCTTGCTACTTGCTCCAGTGTTTTCCTATGCCATGCGTAGTCGTGGAGCAGCATTTGAATATTATCCTCCGTAAACGGGGTTGGTATTTCTGTTGTCATTTAAATACATTTAAAAATTAGTTCTGAATCGTGTAAAGGGCCCTCAATAATACTGACATCATCTACCAATTTGCCATGTATCTTGTTTTTTCGGTCAAGCCACTTAATACCACAAAAGTACATCAAGTCGTATTCGAGCTTGTATAATCGGTGTCTAAATTGTATCATGGCTTCGATAGTTTTCGCCAGTACGCATCGCCCTCTGGAGTCTTTCTCCAGTCAAAGGCCGTTACTAAATTCTCCTCGATGTTTTCACGACACTTCCATTCTCTTTGTCTCCTCAACGCAACTCTGCGAATCGGGTCCGGTAGGTTTCTGAGTTTCATAATTTTTTATATTTAATCATTGCATACAACTCACCATTATACTCATTAAAAATAATGTCCAAAATCTCACAATTCTCACTTTTTAATAGATCCAATTTATCGCAAACTAATAACCTTAATACCTCTGGCCCTTTCGCTATTTCGCCTCCTAAGCCAGTAGGTATCCCATCTGTAACTATTTCAATTTCCATTATTTATTTAAGTTTATATTAAAAATCCATTACTTCGTTCTTTTTAAATTCAGATTCGAATAGAGAAATACTATCCACTGGTTCTCGTTCGCTATTGTCCTCAATCCAACACCTATTATCAAGACTTGCGTTTTCATCTACATATCTACCATTTACATAGTTGTAGTTCCATTCCCATATCCCTTGAGAGCCTAAGTGTTTAAACTTTACTTTTTGAATTGCCATCTTACCAAAATTTTTATTTGCCTTGGTAGCAGCATCCACTTCTCTTCGTAGAGATATTCCATAATCTGCCATATTCCAAAAATCACTTGAACCAGCAATATCGTACATAGTAGGCATTGGGTATTCTCCATCTTTATTTTTCTCTAGCTTTTTTGGATGAGCTACAAGAAAAAACAATACATCATTAGCTCTTGCAAATTTTACCATTTTTTGAAGTAACTTGCCTTGTTCGTTATATTTTACCTCATTCTCAATTGTGTTAAAGGGGTCTAATACAATAATTTTCACTCCTTTTGCTTTAATGAAATACTTAAACCTTTCAAGTATCTTATCTAAATCAGAGCCCTCCGACGGATCCACCCAGAAGAAATTATCATTTATATATTCTCTAGCCATATAGTACTCTTCATAGGTCATGTATTTTTGACTAAATGTTTTACCAATTATCTTCTCTGAAATTTTTGCAATATGATTGATTATTGGGAAATTTTCTGGTGAAAAGAACGCAACTTTCCATTCGTATTTTAAATTCAAAACCACAGATATAAAATCAACTAATTCACTTTTGCCAGAACTAGGGGTGCCTGTTACAACAGCAAATCTCTTTGTCTCCCATGTTATTAACTCATCTAATGGCTTAAATCCAAGTGTCTTACCTTTTTGTAATCCATTCTCAAATAAGTTATCTAAATCTCTATTAAAAGCATCTGCAAAATATACTCCATCTATTCTAGGTATCTTTGCAGACTCAACTACGTGCTTTAGTCCACCACGACCTTCTCCAAGAAGAAATTCATTTGCATCTTTGTATTGCCTAAGGTTAGCTATTTTGCATTTCTCAAAACCAAGCCTACGTATAAGTTCGTTTTTTAGTAAAATACCTTTCTCGTCATTATCTGTACAAATAACAAAACTTTCTATTTTCTCTAAATCGTGTGTAGAGTTATCAAAATATTCCATCTTACCCACGTTGGCACCATTTGGAACTGAAATGCAATTATCGAATCCTTCTTCCACAAAACTCAGACAATCAATCTCTCCTTCAACAATAATAATCTCAGAGTATTTTAGGATTGCATCGTAATTGTACCAAGATAATTCAGCTCCGGACTCCAATTTAAAAGATTTATTTGAGCCACGGTATTTAATATTTACACAATCACTACCTCTAAAATACGGATAACATACAACGGCTTCTTGTTTTTGCGACTGTGGCATCCATACTACCTTTTCAGAGATACGCATTTTCTTTAAAGTGGATTCTGATATAGATCTCTTAGATAAAAAATATTTGACCCAATCAGGTCTCAAGTCCGCAAAACTGTTGTCAAAAACTGGTTTTACGTAATTTACTTTCTCAAATGGCTTGTGTTCAACAAACCTAGCTTCACAATGATGACAATATCCTGCCGAATTTTTAGAATTAAATGAGAAAGACTTAGCATTCTTTTTCTTCCTATCTTGACTACATTCTGGGCAAGGCATATTATTCTCCCCAGTAGATCGTAAATCTATATCGTAAATCTGACGTGTATTAAGGCTAATTATTTTCATCCGAATATCGATTTACTTGTGTCTGATGCCGTTTTATCGTAATTGCCTTCAATAACCTTTGTAAAATTAGGTATTTTAAAAAACCAATCAAATGATAACTTCCAATCAGAACCATTCCTCCCTGTTAAAAAGTCTGAGTTTTTTGTTTTGTCAATCGCTTCTTTTATTTGCTCTTTTGAGTATTTTTTTAAAACCGCATTTACTGACTTTTTCCTATTATCTGTCATAGTTTGTATGCTTGGAATTTTTGTTTTTTCAAATTCTGCATTCCAATACAACCTAAGATTTTCATAGTCAATTACAGTTTCATTTTCAATTTCATTTTCATTTCTATATAGTTCAAGCAAGTGTTTGAACATTTGTTCAATCAAGTGTTCATTTTTGGTGTCTATATCGGAATCCAAATTACTCTTTACATAGTCAACAATATCACTATCTTTTGATTCTTTCTTATACTTATTATAAAAAAATCTCATTAAATAAGAAACTTTCCCAGCTACCGAACGCTTGTCTTTAAATAGTTCTCTTGCCTTTAAAATAGATTGTGTCCTTTGATTACTAAGCCTCCCATCCTCCAATAATTCAAACTTTTGTTTCAACACTTGTTCGAACACTTGTTCAAATCTTTGGTACTCAGAAAACTTAACATTACATAAAACCGCTAACTTTTCAAGTTCATTTGGTAATGTCTCTTTGTCATAATTGTGCAATAGTAAATTAAGATACCAGCCACGACAATCAGCATCCATTTCTGCTGTTGAAGTTAACCAGTCATTAATATAAAACAAGCACGCAGGATCTTTTGACATTTTAATATGGTATAGATTTTATGTATTTAAATAGATTTGTTTTGTCATCACTGCTAATTGCAGAAATAATTTCAACGAGCTCCTTTAAAATATCGTAATTTTCTTCCGATTGCGTCATGATAGATAACGCATAGTTAAATGATTGTATATTTGAAGATATATTAATGTGGCAATTTTTACAGAGCGTATGTAAGGCCCAATTGTGATACTCCCAAATC